ACAAACATCCCATCCCTAATATCATCCTGTACCATCTGAATCAAGTCTTTACTAACAGCCATACTTCCACCGCCGACGGGCAATGGTTGTAAATCATCCTTGTTAGTCTTTGCATCTCGATAGTTCATACCAGCCGGGTTAAGGTTAAGCGGTAACATAAACCCTCTTGACGGCATCATATAAGGCGGGTCAGCTTGTTTCATCCCGGCCCTAATCACTGTCCTCTTCATAGCATTAACTAACTTAATGTCAGCGAACACATCCATCGTCGGGGAGAAACCATTAGGATCGCTTGAATCCCGATAGAACACGTCAGACATATACGGCATCTCTTTAAACCCGCTCTCACCGATAGTATGCTCACCTTTAACCTCAACCCATACAGACTTAAAAGGCATATTAACAGCATCAGACTTACTCACATCAATATCGTGTCGTGGCCCAACGTAATGAAGGAAGTCAAACTCAGTGTAAGGTTTCTTCTCAACACATTCCCGGACTAGCTTACCTGAATCATCACCCCACATGCCCATGGCTTGACTCGCTGTCAACTTAAAGTTCCGATACATCTCTGATAATCTACCGTTAGCGTCCTCAACTCTGTTTACTTGTTGAACAGGGATAGAAGTAAAGCGTACATCATCCTTTGGATCTTCAAGCATTAAGAACGTGCCAGTACCAAACCCACCATAATCAATGAAGAACTCTTGAATGATATTATAGAAATTAGACTTGTGTAGCGTGGCAAACAGATTGTTCTCTACATTCTTGAACCATTCTCTTACCTCTAAACTCTCCATCAGGTCTTTGTTAAGCGTCTCAAGGGCAAACCATCGTGTCGATTGGCTTGTCAAATTAGAGTTAAACCCCGACGCCATGTTCCTTAACGCCCTGATCGCCGTTGAATCATAAAGGAAATTAAACTTGACACGCTCACCTTTAGTCCTGATCGAGTTAATCCAAGCCTTACGAGGTAACACAAAGTCAGCAAGGTCTTGTGTATAGCTTCGGTAGTTAGCATTCTGGTTAGTTAGAAACTGGTTGTTAATAAGAAGTTCTTTAATATTTGTAGGCATTAAGCAATCCTCTTTTCCATGTGACACTCAAGTTCTTTATATCCCATCATACTCATAAACCTCTTACGCTTATCATAAGCAACACCAGATGGAACACCAAACACAATCCTAGTAACTCTAGTAGGTAATAGCACAAGCTCAACCTCTTTAATTATCTTCTTAGTTAGATGCCTGAATGATCTCTTGACATAAAAGAACATCGTCGAGTAATATATATCTTTATTAAATAACCCTGACATAACATATCCGGCAATCCCTCCAACATACTTCCCTTGATACTCAAACATCAAAGCACTCTTTAAATAAACTATATCTCTTATTGAGTTCTTTGCCTTAGTCTTATCTACATCCATATCATCACAATAAGAATCTACCAACTCAAATATCGCTGGTAAATCATTTGGCTCTGCCATGTGAATAACAACATCACGCTCCGAGCAAACTTTTCTTTCCAACGCTATCCTCCCCAACTAACGCTTGTCCTCTTGTCTTATCTGTTACACCGCCGGATAACACGCTGATACGTCTACGCTTCTTTAGATCAGCATCTGCTTTCATCTGTGCATCTGCTCCTGTTGGTGCTGCTGGTAAAGGTGCTGGTGATCCTGGTGCTTTATCATCCTTCTTTGCAGTCATAGCTTTAATACCAGAGTATACTCCCATGCCTGCCGATGCTGCTGTTAATATTGGTGCTAATGCTGCTAAAAATGCCATGTCACATCCTCCCGTAAGAAGGAAGCGACTCAGCAAATTCCATATCTGAATCAGTCTTCCCGTATTTTGGATAGTTTATTTTCTGTTCTAACATCTCTTTAGGTTGTTTGTTCGTACCATAAACCGCCATAGCTAAAGCCTCAGCTCTATCAGGTGAATCAATCTCTTTATACTTCGTCCGCATCTCGTCTTTACCGACTATCTTCTTCCGGCCCTTGTTATATTTAAACCGTATCGTCATCAACTGTTCAGCTTGGATATGATCGTCAATCAGTTTCAACCAACCATGATTGGTCAAGTCCTGCATCATAAAATACGATTCTGTTTTACTATCCTCATATTCTCTTGATACATTAGCACTAGCATTTGATTGAGCGATGAATGGTAGTATCTTGTTGTGTGTAAGGTGATCTGTTACTCCACCACCAAAACCAACGTCATCAATAACAGTAAGGTCAAGATCAAATCTACTCTCATAATCCATAATCCTGCCGACGATAAACTCAGCCGATGTTTTCTGCAATGGTTCAATTAATATCTGCTGCCAATGGTACAAGTCTTTCTGTTCAATAATAGTGAATACTGTTTCATCATTCCCGAACCTAGCACAATCAACACCCATCACACGTTTAATGTTTCTATTCTGATGCGGGATAATAATACTTGGTGCATCATATATCTGTTTACTTTCAAAGAGAAGGTCATCAGCGTCAACCTCCTCGTGGCTGTTCATCACATACCGCATGAAGTGATTAGGAGCATCCTCTTTCATGCTCATCAAATCTTCTGTAAAGTCTTTAGGCAAATTGTGTTCATTAGCTAAGGTGTTAGCCTCAATGCTAATATACTCTTTGCCCTTCTGCCGTACAATCTGCCCCGTTCTCTCGTCTAAGACTTCAACCTTCTCCGCACCTGTGATAAACAAACGCCATAGCCAGTTGTGTCCGTTAGCATTAGCGATCATACAAAGCTGTCGGTAAGGAGCATTCTGCCGTCGTAACCTATCCCGGACAAAAACAAAAACCTCCTCGGTATCAAACTCTTCAGCCTGTTCTATTCCGGCAATAGACAAGTTCATGTTCTTTAACACAGCCATCTCAGCGCCATGCCGAAACATTATCGTTGAACCGTTCTTAAACTTATACTCTTTGTTCCCGTCGATATTAACGCCGAAGTAAGTCTGGAAATCTTTTATCGTTGAATCTCTAAGGTCGGTAAACTCTCTGCGGATAATTAAAGCGAGGGAGTTAGGGTAGGCTTCACAATAATTCCAAATCTTTAACAACAGCATCATCGACTTGCCCGTGCCGACTGAAGCGATCATTGCGGGAAATCTTTTCTTACTAAATAGGAAGCGATCTTGATAAAGATTTAATTTTACTTCCAGAATCTTCTCCCTCGATGGTTGCTGATTCGTGACGGATGATAATTATTTTAGTATCAATGTTGGAAGTCTTTTTATCGCCTTCAGCTTCTCTTCTAAGCTGTTCAATCAGGTCAGCTTTATCCTTCTTTGAATCCTCAGCCTTATCGATCATTGACTGTAACATCCACACCCGTCTAGCTTTAGGCCAAGTGATACGAGGGTTAATGAATGGTTGATTGGCAAATAATATTCTATAAACTCTACGAACAGTTAAGTTTACCCATTCGTATACTGCTATTTCCTCAGGACTTACACCATTGATATATTCTACACAAATTCGTGTATCTCTAACCCTATTCCTACCAACGATTTCTTTAGGTATTTCCATAAGTTATTTGTTAATCAATGATTTAATATAACTAAAGATTGAGCGTTTAGTTTTAACAACAACATACGCATCGTGTCCGGCGTTGTTCCAATCATACTTATATTCACCGACGAGATCAAAGTGTTTATCATTATATAAAAGAACATCTATCCCAGCACCGACTTGCGCTGATGTCTTGTCGCTTGGCGTGTCAGTATTAATACGATTACATCGACGAGCTAAGGCTGGAGTTGATAAGAAAGCGACGAGGATTAAAGCAAGGATAAAATGTTTCATGTTGTCTCCGTGTAATGTTTTTAAATTAAAAGGACAGACATGCTCAATCTCTTTTTATTTTTGGTCTGTTAAATTGGATGCTGTCCTTGTAAATATAGTTTCATAGAAATGTGGATTTGTCAAGGTGTTTGTGGGATATATTTATTTGAAAGTATTTGTTGACAAACATTTATTTGTCTGATAGACTTGCATTAACGAATGAAAGGAGGTAAGTATGGCTAAACAAATCACAGAACTAGCAGACGAAATGAAGCATGATTTTAAAGTTAAATGTGTTCAAATAGATGTTAAGCAAAGAGTGGCAATTATTCAATTAATATCACTATGGCTTAAAGGCAAAGTCAAAATACCAGAGGAGGGTTAAAATGAGATACTTGTTAATAATGATGTTTATGTTGATGTTCAGCAATCCTGCAATAGCTGAAGTTGATCTCGAAAAATGGTCATCAGCTATATATCTTGCGGAGGGCGGCGAATCTGCTGTTGTTCCTTACGGTATGTTTTTTAAGGGTTGTGATTGGGATAATGTTTCATACTGTAAGAAGATAGTACATAATACTATATATAATACGCTTGTGAAATACCGATCAACACGCTGTACTCCAGGCGAAAGCGACATATCCTGTATGCAAAGGAGATATTGTCCTTTAGATGATCCAAGAGATGTTGGTGGTTTAAATAAGAATTGGCAGAAGAATGTACTTTTCTATCTTAAGGAGGAAAAATGATTACTTGCTCTATTTGTGGTATTGGATTTAAAGCATCAAATGATATTCTAATTTACGGATGTAATAAATGTTTTAAGGGATATTCTAAGAAAAATACGGTAGATCATGGCTTGGCAGGTAGACAAGCTGTCGAATCGCCTTATGCCAAGCGTAGAAACACCGATATTAAAGCTGTATAGGGGCAAGGTTAAATATCTTAAGAATAATTGACGTACGGTATCTTAAAAATTAAAGTTCAACCTAGGGGCATTTAAGAGCGAAAGGGGGGCATATGGACATATTCGACGAAATCAACAACCATTTTGAAAAGGCAACGGCTAATCTTTGGAAATTAGCTGAGGAGAAGCGTAAACGGGAAGAGGCTACGTTAATGGCAGATTCAGTTATTGAAGAGGGGGGTTTCAATGACTAACGCAATATGGGGCAATGAGAATCCGTCATCACCGTATAATGATCACCCGGAAGAGTGTAAGTGTATCAACTGTGAAGAACACCGCTGCGCATGTGGAAACGAGGTAGAAGAGGGAGAAGAGTTCTGTAAGGAGTGTAAATGAGAGATAGTATTAATATGTTAGAAGGTTTTGTATTAGTTCTATTCATCCTATCTTGTATAGGGTTTGGCATTATCCAGATGCAGTTTAATGGGGCAGAGAAGCGTGTTGTGGCACTTGAGTCTTATACTCCTCCCGAACCCATACTGCTTAACCACACACACAGATACCATGATGGGAGGGTTAAATGATCCTAGACCTTATTAATAACGAGGTTACTGAATTATTCGCTCTTATGTGCTTCTTAGTTGGAGCTGCTGTTGGGTTTGCGATGGCGAAGGATGTTGACAATTAATAATTAACTGTTATAATGGATTTAAGATGATTAAGACCCGGCAAGCAAATTTGGAGATATTGATAAATGAAGAAACAATTAAATAACGCCATTGGACTAAATCCATTGGCTTTTTTATTTGCCGTAGCGGTAGCCTTGCCGGGCTTTGAAGGATATCTCCTTTCCGCTGCGGCTTTTTCTATTTGAAAGGAGTATAAATTGGCGAAAAGATTTACTGAAACAGAGAAATGGAAAGACCCTTGGTTTTGTGAGTTGTTACCAATAGAAAAGTTGTTTTGGCTATATTTAGTTG